CCCTTTGCATAGGCTCCATCTGGTAAAACACGAGAGCCTGGTAACTCCACCTGTTTACCAACCATCTCTGCCAGGTCACGCCCTTTAATTCCAGCTTCGACTCCACGTAACACAAACCCATGAATCATGGGTGCATAAAACTTTATTTGGTTATCAGGCTCGGCCCGCCAATCATTATATTCTTTGACCGACATTACTTCATCGGGTTCAAGCTCTCCAGTTTCGCGCAATACTTGCTGTACATATGCTCTTTCAGATGCGCCCATACCAAACAAACCATACGCATCTCCATATATGTACTCTTCATTTCCGCCTGACCTGGCCTGAACAATCGCTGTTATAACAGCCGGAGATATCTCATCCGCTTGACCTTTATCAACAGACGCATGAATTTTCGGGTACCATGCAAACGCGCCATCATCTACAGGCTCTTCTACCGTCTGCATCTCTTCTTGAATTTCTTCTTGAGTTTTATCTAATAGGGATTTATCAGATAATGGAGGAGGTTCTTCCTCAATTTCTGGAGGTTGCGGTATTTGTACCGAAGCCGGGTCAACTATCTTGGTTGCAGGCGTAGCTTCTTTTTGTTCCTCAGTCTGATTAGTATGGCCTATTACCAGTTCAGTAAGGCTGCCTTGCCCTGCAACTTGTATAGGTCGCTCGGTAGGTCCTACTTCCTTTAAAACGTCAGTACCGGGAGCAGAGGCTATTCGTTGTTTTTTTAACGCGTGATCAATTACATCTGATGTTACAAGATCTTCTGGTCGTCCACCATTACTCATTCAATTGTTCCTAAGATCCAGATCCGCCGTATTCTTGCCTTCCGCCTTTGGTGTGGATATCTGCCCAGGCTGAGTCAAGATACGGAACATAAGGTTCAAGAATCATTGTTAGTAATTCGCCATATCCTGTAGCCCAGTTTTCCTTCAATGCTTCTGGATTGTTTGTGGCTTCTGCTTTAGCCATCATTCCATAAATTTCATCTTTATAGCTGTCCAATCTGGTTTGTCCCGGCTTGCCCGAAGCAGTCATTATTTGTAGTCTTTCTACAGATTGAAATAGCCAATCTAATTGCATAAGATTTGTTGCCGCAACAGTACCAGTCAGCCTGTCTTTGAGATAGTCTCTCAAATTGTTGATGGTTTGTTTTAAGTTTTGCCAACGCGGCGCTGCTCCTGGGCCCCACACTAGCTCTTCATGACTTTCCTCGCCATAATACAGAGAGCCTGGTAAGTCCAGATATCGATCCAACTCGCCCCCTACACCTAGGGCTAAATCAAAACCTATTCTCTTTTGATTGGCTTTACTTAAGAATGGAAGAATTGCGTTTTGTGTAGCTATATATATAGAATTAGGGCTAATATCTAAGGGAAGATAATCTATCCACCAGGAAGGACGTTCACCCGCTAATGGTAATTTGTCAGGCCCTATTGCGACTTCGCCTCTAAAATCAGGGACCAAGTTAGCCCACTCCATTGCTTTGCCTGACTGATTACCATCACTGCCAAACTGATTGTCGCCATTACCTAATGTGCCTGGCTCCGAAGGGGTGGTAATTGGGCTTGTAGGAACTTCAGGCCCACGCCCTGCTCCAGCAAGTTCTTCAGCAGTATAGTTATAATAAGCCCAGCCTGCATTCATCTGGTCTAATATATCTTGGTCGCTATAGCCATATTGAGATTTTAAAAGATCCACAGCCCATTCCCAAATGGCCGAATTGCCTTGATACACCATACGGTAAATTGAGCCCGCCTCTTCCGCCGCTTTGCCTTCCAAGTATGGTGGGTTCAGGTCTAGCTGGCCTCGGGGATTACCTTCCCAATCATGATCAGACCAAAAATGTTCCGCAAATGCATCGCCTAATGTCTCCAACGTGTAAGGATGTTGCCGTTTACTACCATCACCCAATCCAGCTATTTCTCGAATAATATAGTTCGCATCTAGGAAATCTTTTTGTTTGCTACCTTCTGGAGGTTTTGGATCGCCCGGTAACATATAAGTGTGCCTGGGTATTGGGTTGACTGGAAACTCTGTCTCTTCACTGCCTGGAGGACCGAATGGCCCTGTTATCACTACTGCTCCTGCTGTGGTTTCGTCTAAAGTTTCAGATACGTCGTGGCTATGCGTGTCATCTTTCGTTTTGCTTTGTTCTTCCCAATATTTTTCTTGAGCCCGTAATTCTTCTTCTGTAAGTAGACGTGAGGTCGCAGATGAGTCTCTCTTGGGCCGGTCCTCAAGTTCTTCGGCACGTTCCCCTTGAACCGCACCACTCAGATCAAATATGTCACCAAACAACCGACCAGGAGATATTGGGCCCCCCTGACCACCCAGAACAGCACCGCCAGCAATAGTATCTAATGTTCTTTTGGCATCTTCTGCTGTTTTAACGAGCCGATCATATTCGGCTTTATCTTCATGGCTTAATACTACTTCTACATTTGATCTTGTTATACCTGTGTCAGTGACATAAGTGCCTTTAAATTTTACATAGTTTTTATCATCAAATGCTGAAATCGGAATATCAGGATTAACTTCAGAAGCTCGTACTGTCATATAATCATGGACATCCACTCTATTGTCTCTTAAAAACCTAGATGCATCCGACCACGATTCTATTACTGTTTGTTCAGCATCTACTCTCACCGCTTCTGCTTCACTGCCTACACTCACTTTATCGAATAGACCGAAAGATGTTTCAAAAGTGCCATCGGGTTTTTGTACGAACAAATCTGTGTAGGGTGGTACCAATCGTGCTTCTCGAGCTTCGTCTAGTAGCTTTTTGTCAGCTAACAACTCATCGAATTCTTCTCGTGTAAGTGGGTCGGTGATAGTTGATGAAATCACAGGTGGATCCTCATCTTCGCGTAATCTCCCCGCCCAATCGCGCTCTGGATCAACCTCATGTCTAGATGTATCTGACAAATCCCTACCACCACCACGCATATCAGGTCTACTATAGCTATGTATTACTGCGTCATTCTTAATGGTGTATCCGCCAGGTAAAAACTTTCTATCAGCAGGATCATCAAAATCCTCCACCACAGGTGGTGTAGATGGTTTACGGTACCTGTCTTTTCGTGTGCCTCTATGTCCTCTAACATGTGTCATAATTAAACTCCTAGTCTAGGTGTCCCGCTCATCATAGACAACCATTCATTTGATTCCGATTCGCCGTATGTACGGTCTAGGTAGTCACGTTTCGCAGGAGTTAAGCTACTAAATGCGTTCCTTTCCCTTGGATATCTATTCATCACATTCCTCCACTGCTTATCAGCATCTCCGCCTAATCCATGCCATAACTTCATTACTTTGAACTGTCGATTATCTATAGCCATATTATCCCATTGGTACGCCTTGCATTGTATTCACTACTTTATATACATCTTCAGAGGGCTCTTGTCCGGCTGGTGCAAAGCCCTGTTCTTGTTGAGTTACTGCTCCTCTAACAGCAGAGGGTAAGCCCGGTGATTGCTCGGGTTTAGGACCTCCCGGTGCTGGGCCTCTTGGGCCTCCCTGACCTCCGCCTCCCTGTTCTAATCTTTCTAAAACCATACGTGCCGCTTCGTCACCCTCTCCAGCTAACTCCCTAAACAAGGACATCATCTGGTATTCCACCATCATGGGGTGCTTTCTTGCCATATCACGTAATATACGAGTAGTCTCCTGGTCCGGCTGCTGTATCCCGAGGTATTTCTCCATTCGAGTCTCAGCCGACAAGGTGTCTTTCGTTTGGGTAGCCATAGCAACCTTTCGGGTCTCATCATTGGGGAATTGTGGTTGCAACTGGAAGTTGACCCTAAATCCCATTGTATCTTGTCCGGTGAGCTCCTGGCTATATGGTGCACCAGCTTTGTCACCATATACTTCAACTGTATATTCAGGTGAAAAGTTACGAAGCAATGTAAGTGTCTTACGTGCCCATACTGCTAGTGACCGTTCTTGTTGCTTTTGCGGTTGTGTCAATCGTATTCGTCCAGCATCTCCCTGTTGTGATAATGCATAACCTGAAGCCGCACTTGGCCCCTCGCCATACATCACAGCCGGGAAAGATGCGTCTGCTATCTCGGTAGACACCATAGCCATCTGATCTTTGAAGTCAGGGGCTGTTCCGGGCCAAACCGGGAAAGCAATATCTTCACCTTCATTCAAGGTAACTACATCACCAAAAGCTGAGTCCACCTTGATAGGCCGTCCATCGCGTGTTCTAGCTATCAACGGCATATTAGCAAATACATTCAACAAACGAGTCTGGCGATTGATGCGCCATTCCAGCTCTTTCACCATTCCCATTACCGGCCTGAGAATAGAGTGACCCCAATCTTCCGGATTCACATGTCCTATTGGCTTGTAGAACATCAGAGTAATTGGTATCTCGCTATATCCTTCCATAATACGAGGGCCATCTAATAGACGACCATCAAATAAGGTTGCATTCTCAATCGCCCAACTACCATCTGGTAACTGAACCTCGCCCCAATAGTCAATAAAATCGCCTTTCTTGGTTTCTTTCTGCTTATCAGACATGCTAATGTATTTATCCATAGGGCCATACTCGCGCTCCATGTCATCAATACTACGCTCTATAGCGTAAAACACATGTTTCCATCTACCCAGTTTTCCACCTGGCTCAGGGAATAAATACTTTGCAGGAAGAACATTGATACATAAAGGAAGCTGGTCATAAATAGCACGCTGGGTTCCCTCTTCATCGGCCTCTACCCGTAAGGTTCCATCAAAGCTGTTGTCCCATACGGTCTTTAGACCGACTGCCCCATCCCGTACTTGATAGAATGTCCAGTCGTATCGTAGGTCAGTCTCCTGTCTTTCGGAGTTTATATAGATAACACCATCTAAGAACTGCTCTACCAAGCTGGCCTGCTTCTTAATGCTTTCGCTTTCTTCGGGCGAAACAGCCTGAATAGTCAGTGCATTTGCAGTTAATATACCTACAGCAAGGTCTACAACATTAGTAGCCTTAGTAAGGGTAATACGTTTTTCTCCAGGTAAAGACGCATCAGAATAATGTTCTAAATCATAGAACTGTTCATGTTCTTTTATACGTCCGTGCCACTTACTGCACTTTGCTTTAGCACGATAGAACTTCTCTAATAAATCGGCTTCCCTGCTCATTTGGTCGTCTGCCATATTAGTACTCCTATTGTACTACAAAATTGCCTATTCCTACCATTTCTAAGATTACGCGTACTCCTACTGTAGGGACCGTACATATTCTGGATTATCCCAAGACACCGCCCACTCATCCTCTGTCAAGCCATGTTCATATATCCCTTGTTTTTGTTCTTCCGCCTTTCTCTTCTCTTCCTGACCCTCCCAGGACCGCTTCCATTCCTCCCCCGTCAGGCCATGTTCATACGCCTCTTCCTCTTCCCTACTTATTGGCTCCTCCTGCGGCGGACTTACGGTAATCGCCGGGCCTTCATTGGACACCTGTTCTATATAATCTGCATGTCTCTTCGCCTCTGCCCTTTCTCTCTCCCATCTTTCCCGATCACCACCAAACAGCTCTCCTGCTGTACCAATCGGATTACCTTCGTCATCATATTGCATCACGTCCTTTTCTGTTTCTCAGGACTGCCCACGACCAAAGGGGTCCTCATATGCTATTTCTTCTTGGTCATCTTTCGTTTTGCTTTGTTCTTCCCAATATTCTTCTTCTGTAAGTCCGGTATCCGCTACCGTATCACCCATTATTTCGTCAAGCTCCTGATTCCACGCATCTGCTCCCGCTTCATCTATAGGGGCTATATAGCTACCGTCTTCAAATTGCCCCATATGATATCTTTGGTTGGCCCACTCTCCAAACGAAAGCTGAGTCAATCCTTCCGATAAATCGTGCTCATAATGAGCTCGTGTTCCCTCTCCCTCTTCTCCCTGATATAGCTGGACCACTCCATCTTCGCCACCGGCACCAATCTGAGCCCACGCTTCCTCTAAACTAGTACCTTCAGCAAACCCCGATGTTTCCAAATGCTGTTCCCAGGGCGACTTCCATTCCGTAGGCACAAACTCAGCAAATAGTTGATCAATAGCATCTTCATAGCTTAATCCGTGCGCTTCTGCCCACAATCTGATACCTTCTTGGTCTAAGTTCGTAAGCATCATAATTTCATATAATTTTGTATTTTTACCAGTAGTACCTACGTGTGGTGGTAAAGCTATATCAGGTCGTGTCTCTCCTTCGCCTGCACCACCTTCACCTGCACCACCTTCATCATCGCCGCCATAGCTATAGTCTACATTACCAGACATATCACCAAAATTAAAGGCAGACCACGGACCAGTACTGCTTTTAATTACTCTGTTTTGTTGTAATAAATGAGTATGATGAGCAATACGATTAGAGCGTGCGTCAAAACCCCCATCTCCTCCCACCATCGGCATTGCTAGATTACCTAAACTCCCGTCCACCGAAGATTCCGATTGCCCTGTAGCACTAGCTATTGCGGCTACGTCATTGCCATGCACAGCAGATGCCTTTCCTATTCCTGGTAATATTCCTGCTTCCCTGGATCCTGATGCGCGACCTAACATACCCACATCGGCAGGGTCAAAGATCATTTCTCCAGTTGGCGCAGGAGGAGCCATTTCTTCAATCCCAGGTGGCTGGTCTCCCCAATACACTTCTACTCTTTGCCTAGTAGTGCTCATTTCTTTGCTGCTCCACCTCGTTCCATTAATCCTATTTCTCTACCTATCTTAGAGTCTACAGCAATCACTATATCTTCATTGACCCACTGATAATAACTGTCACTAGGTATTGACCTGACTACCACTAAAGGACCGATCCACTTGCTTGTTAGCTGGCTTTTAATCCATACCTTCTTGCCTTCATCTTCTGGAGACCGCATTACGACATGACCTACAAAATCGTCCTTCCAAGCCCTATTGCCACTTTCTTTGAGCCTTTCTTCCAACTCTTGACCCATATCTTCATCAGCAACTATAGCATTACCAGCCGCATACATAGGAGTTTCCTCCTGGCTTTCCACACTAACAGGCACCCTATACTCACCTGTAGTGGTCTTGAACTGGTCAATAGAGTAACCAGCTTCTTCTAAGCCGTTTACGGTTATGTTCGCCACTTGCCTGTTGCCTTTATTTTGCCTGCATGCATTAATCCACTCTGTATACCTTGTTGGTATTTTTCTTGCCTCTCGGACAGACGTCCACCTGATTTAATCACTTGTTTAAACTTGTCAAACAAACTCCTGTCATCCCAGTTCTGTTCAGGATAGGTAATTGGTTGGGGATCACCGATTGTTTGTTCTATGGGTTGAAATCCCGTTTGAGACTCTTGGAACCTATTGAGGTCTCTCGATTCCCCTTGACCTGCCGGATGTGTTGGAATGGATGGAATTTCCGGCTGATACCCACTTGTAAACAAGTTGTGCATATGCTTCGGTACTTCTCTTAGGTATGTTTTGGTTTCACCTAGCCATTCTGGGAGATCCGTACCATATCTTTGAGCACGCCCAAAGCCCGCGTTATAGCCCACCAACACAAGCCCCAGGTCGCTGCTAAAATTGTTACTCAGATGACGCAACTCGTTAGTCCCAGCTTTAATATTTTCTTTAGGGTTGTACGGGTCTATTCGTACTCCGAGTCTTTTTTCTATATCTTCGAGAGTCTCCGGCATTATTTGCATTACACCCATAGCACCTTCCTCGCTGTCCCTTGCCCCGTACATCACATCGGGTAGCCATGCACTTTCTTGTTGTGCAACTGCCGCAACAAGAACGGCACTTACATCTTCCTCTTGCGCCGCCTCCCATATCTCATTAGCGAACTCCAAATGCGCAATATATCCCCATTCGTTCTCATCAAACTCAGGAAAAGGATTTGTATTTATTTCTGGCATGATTAATTCCTAAACATTGCTGGTAAGGACTCTTCGTTCCATGCCGCAGGTACTGCACCATCGTCTGCGAAATTAGATGTTAGAGTCAAAGGCTTATCAATTATATAGGCCCCGTTAGTAATGGTGTGGTAAGCTGAGGCCGCTAACGATACCACAGAGTCTATCTTGGAGCTAGTTTTCTCTTTTGCTATCCTCCAGCCCCTCTTTTTC